ATAGTTAAGCACCACCATTATTGTTTCTTATACGTAGATGGTTTACGCACTGCTGCTTTCACAGGCACGTATTCACACACACAATACTTCTTCCACAGTCTACCTTTTCTCTTCTCTACAATGATCTCCAGCTTCTTCTTTGGGTGTTTGATCTGTAGCTGGTCAAGAGCCTCATTAGCTTCTCTCTCAGTTCCATAGTGCCCAAAACTATGCTTGGTCATTCGTTTTGACTTTTTATCTTTATGGGATGTCATTGTCTTTTAATACCTTTGCTAGTATTTGCATGAGTTCCTCTAACTCTTCTTTACTTACTAAGAACTCTTCGCGCAAAAGATGGAATAGTTCCTCAATCTTATGCGTCAGGTAGGTACACCTTTTCTTATAATGCTCCTCTTCTTTCTCACTCATATCATCAAGACTCCCATCATCATTATAATAAACGTGATTATACCAATTGCTAGCATTATATTAAATACTTTTTCCCTCCTATCGTAATCTATGTCACCACTTTTCATCTTGATCCTTTACTTCTGGAGGTAATTGAATGTCCCTTAATATCTCAGGGTACAGTCCTTCATTACGCTTTAGGTTGACACAATACGCGGTTTGTGCATGTTGATCAGTCCTGTCATTAATTAAATACCTAGGACCAGATCCTACACCCATGACTAGCTGATCGTAGATGATTCCAAACCTTTGAAGCTGATCCTCTGTGCGCCTCCTGAAGGGCTCTGGTCTCCCCGTGACCAGGATCACCTTGTACCCCTTTCGGTGCCATTCTATGGTCGTCTGAACGGCTCCTCGAAGCGGCTCTGCATAGTTCATGGTTGACCCGAAGTCATCACGGAACTTGAGTAAAGTTCCATCAATATCACAGAATATAGTTTTAACCATTTTTCCTCCCTAAAAAAAAGGACCTGTCTTTAACTAACATAAAAGGTAATGATGACTAAATATGAATATAATGAAATATATAAAATGTTAAAGACAGGTCCCACATGTATCATTTCTTGCCGTGTTCAAGCTTCTTACGAACCTGAGCAATACGTGCTCTAACCTTTTTAGACTTTTGAAGGTCACTCTTCTCCCAAGAGTTCTTCGAATCAAAACGTCGTCCACGTACACGTTGACCCTTACGATCTCCACGCTTACGATCTCCACGCTTACGATCTCCACGCTTACGGTCTGTATGCTTACGGTCTGTCTTACGACCACTCCTATGGCACACACACTTGCAAGCCTTCTCACACTTCACAGTACGCTCAACCTGAGTCTTTTGGGAAACACGCTTCCCCTCATGATTACGTTGGGCAGATACTGGAGTACAGATCAAAACTGCTAGCACTAACATTGATAAATACTTCATCGTTTCTCCTTAATCATTAAGAATCTTAGGTTTCCGAGCAAAAACTGTGTACCGAACATAGTCCACATTAATTGGTTCCCAGCCCTCACTAGTTAAACGTTGCAACAATTCATTGATGTAGTGCAGAGTTCTAGTAGAGTTAGCTGTTTCAAAAACCCGATACTCATATACATTATTTAGATCAGTAGCCATCTCTAATTCCATAATATTATAGACAAGTCCTAAAAATCATTACCAATTATTTGGGAAAGTGTCTTAATATGTTTATCTGCCTCAAACCAACTGAGAGAGAGTTCCTCGGAAACCTTTTTAATGTTAATCCTTCCATTGGGCTTGATCAAGGTAGGATCTTTCACCACAGTTTCAATGATGATCTGTTGAAGTGGGGTGAGTAGATAAGAAATCTCCTCCAATAGAATAGCTGCATCAGGATCCCCTAAATCAGCTTCAATTTCTAGGACCTCTTCCATATCTGTGGATACTGTTCCCTTGAGGATAGGGGCCTTCTTGGTGATCTTCGCGCCCTTATTGTTTTTCTTGGTCCACATGCATGTCTTGATATACTTATCAAAACCCTTGGACTCCCAGAACTCATCAAAGGTACCATTAGCCCCATCATTCTGCTTTTCAAACCCCAGGACAGCTTCCATAGCTGCAAGACGAATGTCTTGGAGGTTATCATCGAATGAAGCTGTTGCTACATCTCCACTAATCTTGTGGCTGATCTTGTGCATCAGCATTCCATACTTAGTCTCAATCTTATTCCACTGGTCAGTTGTTAGCATTTGTAACCTTTATGTCTTTTAGTTTCGGAACAACAATATCATTCAAACAATGAAAAGTATTGCGTAAATCTGTCCCCAGCACAATGCGAGGGTTGTCCTTGATCTTTTCAAGAAATTCTTTCTCTTCCTTCCACTCCTTTTGGGTAAATGTCCAAGAGAATGTCAATTCAACTGTGAGTTCTTTTACCATCTTAAATATAAACCACACCGTAGGAAATAAACACTTCGTCAGCTTCAGTCACTATATTACCATCCAAGTCTTGGAATGTATTCATTGTATAAGGATTGTAGGTTATTGTACTTACACAGTTACCGATGAGGCTTTTCCTGTGCAATCCCCCAAAAGGCATTGCTGTCCCTCTCACGAATGCGTGAACATTCTTCCTCTTCTCTCTCCTCACTCTTTCCCTCCCTGCTGGCTGCACTACAAACTGTGCGTTAATAAGATAAAGCTCAACACGCCTACGATGCATTCCTGAATCATATATGTACTCTATAACTCTACCCTTACGCCTAACAGAAAAGCACTTCTTATGTAGGTTGCGATAAACCTCAAGTTTATCCCCACGTTTGATCTTAGATTCTAGGCTCATGCATCTATTATAACATACCGTGAGAGAGGTGTCAAGCCCCTCGTCTTAGAAACGTCACTTATTATTTAGTAGTGTGGCGTCCCATACCCAAAAGTCCATAGCCCACGATATCCTGGTACGGATTTTCTGCGAATGCAGTGGGATTGGAAGCTATACGAAATAGCTTATCTAGAATCCTCACGATGGTTAATAGATCATCATACTGCTGTGGGAAAATTCCCTCAGGATACATCTGCCTGAGACACTCTCCACTCTTACCAAAGGAATCCCCATAAGCCATCTTTTTATTGGCTACTAATTTTCCTACTTCTTTTCCTATATCAGAATAATCCATATCAGTATGTCATGTCAGGGTGAATAACAATGTGACAAAAATCTACAAGATCTTTAGTCTTCTCAGTGTCATTTATTTCTTGGGTCCAAGAAGTATCTCCTGGGTATGCCCTCCCAAAAAACTTGTACCAATCATAAGATTCACTCTTCACATATTCTTCAAATTCTCCCTCTTTCCACGCAGTTTCATAAAATCCATCATTTTTCGTAGATCGGTCTTCATTCATCGCATTCCTCCTATTTTGATTAAAACACTCTAAGTATTCAGCAACGGAGCCCTCAGGATCGTTTCTAAGAGACTTTTTGTATGTCATAGGTCCTATGGTACCTGGGCATATGAGGCCCGTAGAACGCAATTCCCAAAAAGGGGTATTGGTAGGACGGGTGGGACTCGAACCCACACCTGTATGGATTTTAAGTCCGATGCCTCTGCCAATTGGGCTACCGTCCCTCATTCCTCAGTAGCCTCTTCCAATTGCCACGACTCCTCAGTGAAATCATTGATCAAATGACCCATCGCTGTAACGAGATCTTCCGCAGCATCAATAAACATCTCAACTTTAGATTGACCATCGTCTACCAAGTCATGTTCCGATGCAAGATGATCTAATTGCCATGGGATATCAACCAGAGCAGTATAAGCCTTATCCAAGGCATCACTAATTGAAGCTGTTCTATCCTCTAAGTTAGTCTTTGGTTTCATCTTTAAATTCCTCATTATACTTTAGCATTGCCACCTTATTTAAAGCATCTACATGTGCTGAAATGATCGCAACAGTTTTTTGTAAACTTTGTATATCCTCTCCAACTTGAATACAACTATTTCTTAATTCTCCTAATACGCGGAACAAGGTGTAGTAGGAAGCTTTAGTTGGAGGATGATCTTTCATTTGTATTCCAACCTATAAGCAACCCACCGTTTCCTTCCTTCCTTTCCTCTGTTTCTCTTTTCGCATCGATAGGTAAAGGTTTTTAACGTTCCTCGATCACCCTTCTTCATCTTTTTCAGATGTTCTTGTGCATCACTTTCATCTCGAAAGTAGCCGTAAACTTGTCTGTTATGCATACTATTACTCAAAATCATTAACAAGCTTCATCTTGGAATCAGAATCCGAATCACTCTCTTCTTCTTCTAAGCCGAGAACTTCCTTCATCTCCTTGATACCATCAGCCATTTCTGATCGCTGTTCTTTGAACTCCGATAGTTGCTTTTCCAATTGGGCAATCGCATCTGAGATTCCCTTGTAGTTTGCTTCGTAACCTTCTAAGGCTTTCGCCACGTACTTTTCCATTTTTTCACTCATAATATAACTCCTTATGTTATTGATTATCTGGTAGGCTCGACAGGAGTTGAACCTGTGACCTTCCGCTTATAAGACGGATGCTCTAACCACCTGAGCTACGAGCCAGCATACTATAATAGATGAACCTTGGGTATTTTTATTAAAACTCCCCCTAAATTTCTTTAAGGGGAGCAGGTAGCGAAATTCCAAACCACTTAAAGTGTGGTTCACACGGAGGCTTGGTTCTTTAACGTTTCCTTCTCCTGCAACTCTGTTAATATTAATTTATTATTAACAATTTTAGGAGTATAAAGATCCCCCTTCTTTTTGGGTAGATTACGCTCCAACAGCATTTGAGCAATCACTGTGGCAACCTCGTTTTTAATGAAACGTTTAATATTACGCGCACCATATTCTTCAGAGTAGCCATTATCTACAATGAAATCTAACAGTGCTTTGTATCGTTTAACAGGAATGTTACTCAGAGCTAACGTAGCAATTTTACGTAGATGAATTCGTTCTAATGTATTGAAAAATACATAGTTATCAATCCTATTCATAAACTCAGCAGGAAACTTCTTCTTTACAGACTCTTTAATTTCCTCTTGTGAGCCTGACACTGACACATTCGCATCACTGAATCCTAATTTCTTCCCCAATCTGATATTGGACACCCCCTGGTTGGAAGTGAAGATAAAGATAGACTCGGTAAAATCTAGTACTCTCCCCATATTATCTGTACATGTTCCTTCATCAAGAAGAGCTAGAAGAAAATCATAAAATTTAGTATGAGCTTTCTCAATCTCATCAAACAGGATTACCCACTTGTTGGACTTCTCAGCTTTATCAGCCATCAAACTCTTATCAGTATGCCCCACGTACCCAGGAGGGGAACCAATAAGCTTGGCATACTCATGAGATCCTGAATACTCTGAACAGTTAATCTTCCAAAAGTTCCCGCTATACCTCTTTCCCAAAAGTCTGGCTAACTCTGTTTTACCTACACCTGTGGGGCCGATGAAAAAGAAAGAGGCGCTCTTATATAAACCACTAGCTATAAGTTTTATATTGTTTATTACTTTCCTAACCGCTTCATCTTGTCCGATTAGATTCTTTTTAATAAATTTATTTAAACCACTTACATCTGACAAAGTTTGAATTGATTTTAATCCTTGAGGAGGCTCTTGCATAGCAACAGCGTGAGAAAGCAAAGCTCCCATAGATTCACGCATGTCCTCAATGAAAGTTCCGTTGTTGATGTCAGCACAAACAAAGTTTAAATCAAAAGGAGGGTATGCCTCTATGATAGATTTATAAACTGCTTGCAATACCCCTAAACGTTCTCCTTCATCTTTAGATAAGTTCTTAAAGAACTCTTCAGGATTGTGAAGAAAGTTTTTAATAATGAGAGTTATATAACTCTCAATTGTAATGGGATTTTCTAGATCACTAATCTTCTTCTTAACAGCAAAGTAAGCTTTGCGCTCCTGATTCATTGGAAGCTTTTTAATAAGAAGAACTAAATTAATCTCATCACAAATTACTTTGTAATATTTTAAATCACCCATATAGTTTGTTAGGTTAAGTTGTCTAGCTGGGAATACAGAGAATCGGTATCGGCTTTATTGGAGCCCCTACCTTGGTTTATTTCCAACTTAATCAGTAAGTCTACCACTTTTAGAGTGCTACTCTTAGAAGTCTGAGCAAGCTTAAGACAATCAACTAAAAGACTTTTGGCTGATGCATCCTGGGGATTCTCAGCTAACATTTGTCTGAAGAACCTGTGTGTCTCCAGAGCTAACTTTCTATCCTCATTAGATTCATCAATAATCTTTTTACAAATTTTCTGTAATCTATTTTGATCAATCGGAGGATTTTTCAGAACATAAGTACTTGGCATCTAATTTCTCCTTCATATAACTTTGAACAAAATGAGTTATCATTTCCATATACTCATTAAGCCTTACCTGGTCGTGAGGCAACCACGCACAAGGTATTATAGGATTAAACTCCCTTAATATCTTTGTCGAATTTGTATTCTTCATAAGATTTGTCCCCCCCATCATCCTCATACGGATCACCTTCGACACCATACTTGTCTTGGTCCATATCTGTTTCCCAATGTATGGGGTTAACTTTAGCTCTAGTTTTTTTACCAGCGAGTTTAGGTCGCCACTCTTTTTCATATCTATGTGTTCTACCCATAGTTATTCATCATCCCAATCTAGGTCGTTAAATATTCCCTTCCCAAATTCCTCATCGTCATCATCCTCTTCGAAAATAAAAGCTTTCACATTTTTCATGCGACTCAGCTTTTTCGCAATATCCCCCGTCTCAGGGAAGCCGAGAGAAATTACTTTTTTCTGATCATCCCAGTACATAATTGCAGCGTCGGGATCAACCGTCATTGTGTCGGAAACTAAATTATACACGCGACACAAATTAAAATACTCCAAAAAATCATCATCAACCTCTTCAAAATTTTTGAGACCATCTTCTCGATTAAGATAGAATTGCATTTGAGAGACCGTGATATATGTACCATCAGGTCCAGTTACTACACGTTCCCGAGGATTAAAATTTTCAGACATAGGAATAGTGGAGGAGGGGAATTTTAGATTCCCCTCCTCGTATTATTTAGTTGAGACTAACAAACTCTCTACTATATTTACTAGCCAAGTCCCACAATTCTGAATTAAATTTCACATCTTTTTGGATGTTTGAGATAGGACGCACCATCCTGCGAGTAGCTCCATTACGGAAACCACCCCGAATGATGTTCTCTTGAGCCACATTAAAAGTGGTCCACAGATCATTACTCTGATCCTCTGTCCTCCGAAAACGGGACACTTCCTGCACCAAATCCTCAGTCGTGTTATTCCCAAAACGGATACGCGCAGCATCCGTAAAGAAACTTTGCCGAACCTTCGGATCTAGATCAATAGTCTTCCAGGTATTGATCTTATCTGATAGCTGGGAAGCATTTAAAACAAGCTTGCGTGACGCATCTTGCACTTGCTCTGCTTGGAAGCCAATGTGGCGAATGTGAATGCTTCCGAAGTCCTCTTCCGAAACCACCATACCATTCGAACAAACCATCCTGAACACACCTCCGCGAAGAAGGTAGCTGCCCAAACCGTTGTGAGCATTAATCAAAAGCATCTCAGGGAACGAATCCCCCACGCCGAACGAATCCATATCAAGGTCGTTGTGACGCAGCCTAATCATATGCTTCGCGTGTTCCTTGCTCCAGGTACGGGAACGAACCTGCTCTGCCTTCCATGCTGTCCATCCCTCCTCCTGAAGAATCTCAAGGATGTCTGTAGTGGGGAGGAAAGAGTAGCGATCTGATACGCGGCCACCCTCAGGTGCTGTGGCGAAAGCCGCAGGAGCGTAAGTACGCAACAGTTCTTCATTCTTAATCATTAGTTTGCTCCAAAAATCTCCGCAAAAGCTTCGTCGCGGGTAAGTCCACGTTCCTTCTGCTCTTTAAGCATACGGAAACGCTTGCCAGTCTTGGCTTTATAGTCTTCGATAGAGTCGTATGTAGAGGTAGAGACCTCTGGTACAGTTTCGCATTGCATTTCTGCTGAGTTTTGCATAGGTTTTTCCTTTTTGTAATGGGTAGAGAATGCGTCATCAATCAGCTTCGACAGTAATTCAAATGTTTTGTCTTCTGGCATGGGTGATGTCGTCCTTTCGCCCCCTATTATAGAAAATTTGCGAACGTTTGTCAAGCTACTTGCTTAAAAATTTTGCGAGAGTCGTAACCCCTTGATCTACAGGGGGTTGCAACAGCTCTATAAATTCCTTAGATTGAAACTTTTTACCAGACTCCGCTACATTATACCATGCACCGTTTCGCTCTACGAGTCCATCATTTTCCATCAGCTTCAACAACCCTGCATAAGGATTTAATCCCTCATTAAACATTAACTCAAACTCACACTCCTTAAAAGGAATGGAACACTTGTTCTTAGTGTTGCGTAGTTTTCCTTGAATCCCAATAACATTCTTGTTGTCATCTTTAATTAGATCACTCGTTTTATTTGAAATACACTTCAAATTTACACCCAGGTAGTACTCTAATGATTTCCCTCCTGCTGCCA